GAGCACCGCCACGTCTTCGCCTTCAAGGTGGTCGAGCCCGGAGATAGTCGTCGCGGCGGCCCCGTCGTACGTCAGGCCGCAATCGACAAAAAAGGCGTCTTCAAGGTCGTCGCCCCAGTCGCGGGTATGCAGCCGTTCGATGTACCTGACAGTCGAGCCGTTAACGGTGCGCTTGCTGACAATCCAGACCTCGTCCTCGTCGGTACCGGGGATGGTGCAGACTGATTCCACTTCCGCATCCGTCCCGGCGATCTCCTGCTTCGTCCAGGCAAACACCTCGTGCTCCTGCAGGTACGTGAACGTGAGCAGGGCCCCGTCATCCCTGACGGCCCATATCACCGACCAGGGTTCTTGCTGATAGGCCATCTGCTCGATGGTGTAGCCGTCAAACAGGTGCTGTGACAGGACGGATCGGTTCAGCGACGTGAAGACGTCCTTCTCGTATGTGTAGGCGAGTTCGCGGATCGTGTTGCCCTTTCGGGTGCAGAACAGGATGGAGTTCCCGATCACGAGCGGGGCAACCTTGTTCGCGCCCCTGCCTTCCTGGAACCGCGCCATGATAGAGGAAGGCGTTATCACATCGTCGCTCCCGCCGGATACGCGCCATACGCTCCCGGCCGTCAGGACGATCAGGTCGTTCATGGCGACCAGATGTTCGATGGCGTTCATCTTTGACGAATCAAGCGATGCGGACACGGCATCGTCATCGACAAGGGGCGTGCTCGTCCCGTGGTCGGTATAATCCTGCGTTTTAGATCCCCATATCGTCTGCGGTTCTTCGGGAGTTCCGGCAAGCCACAATCTTCCATTGCCGAATCCGCCCGTCTTAGGGTATCCTGGTGTCGTTCCCCATGCGCCGAGTGCCCAGAATTTAAAAGGGATGCCCAAATTAGAACATTCCTTCCTGATAATTCCAGTAACAACAGTGCTGGATGTATGTCCTGTTATTTCTAAGTACCCAGTAAAACTTTCTCTTTTTTGTTCAATGAAGTAATCGAGTAGTGGTGTGTCGCTATCAATTCGCATTCGTAACATTGGAACAGTGTTGTTGTAATCTGTAGACCGCAATTCACTGGTTATGGTCGTCCAAGATGTATTCCAACCCCAAACCACTTCGTAATCTTGCCATGTCGTCCCGTTATCAACACTGTATTGAAGATACCAGTCTCCGCTTGAGCTACTAAACTTGTAGTGTAATTCAAACTCGCCGTCCACATACCAAGGGCCACGAGTTGTCGCTCCACTGGGGTTGTATCCTTCAGAAATAATTTTCTTCTTGGGTCGCATGTATGGCACTCTCAACCACCTACCGACATCGTTAGCCGTGAACGTGGCGGATGATGCCGTAACCTTTACAGTTTCACCATAAAGTCCGGTTATTTCCCTCCAGTAATCTTCCCAGTTCGCGCCCGTGCCCGGCTCATCGTAGTCGCTCCCTGACGTGTGCGCCACGGTGCAGTAATAGTAACTGCTGTCGTTCTCCACGTTGTCGCCGACGGCGTAGGCTGTCGCCGTCGCCCATGAGGTGGCGTTGTAGCCTTCGATGGTCAGCGTGGTGTCGGTATCGTTTTCCAGCAGGAAAGGCCCGTTCTCCCAGCCATAGGTGTCGAGCGTCCATGTGGTGTGTGCCGAGCGGGTGATGGTTCGCGGCTCGTAATCCTCGTGGAAGACAAAGAGCGTATCGGCGGACTGCACGAAACGGAGGTCGAACAGATCGGCTTCAAGCCACGGGGTCACGATCTCGTAAGCGTCGTCCGCCGTCCAATAGGTTGACGCCACGGCACCGGCGCCTGGCTCGTCGTCAAGATCCCCTGATGTGTGCGCCGTAATGCATCGGTATATGACGCTGTCGTTTTTCACAAAGTCGCCAACCACATAAGCCGTTGCCGTCACCCAGGCATCCACGGTGGAGGTGGTATGCACGACCTGCCCGCCGTCCTTGAAGACGCGCATGTACTGGTCGCCGAACTCAAGCACGTATGCCTGTGTTGTTGAAAACTCGAACGCCTCGACCCTGACGGCCTTGGACGCGTCTTTCACGTCAGCGATGTACTCGAAGCCGGGCCGGTTGATGAGCCCACCCTGTGGGAGCACGATGACATTGTCCCCGGTCCTGAGGCCGAGGTAATACTGGTTGAGGTCTGTCCGCTTGTGCAGGGTCGGGGCAAGCACCCCGGCGGCAAAGGATGGACGGATCGGGTAGAGGCTCATGGTGTTACGACGTCCTCCGCGCGTTCAATGCATCGGATGTGAAGACGTATTTCCTGTAGCCTTCCGCCTTCGACCGGACTATAGCCTTGCCGAGCGCATCCTGGTACAGACTCCACATGGTCTGCTTCACGTCATCACGCTGTGAAAGCGGATAGGCGATGTCATAGGCGAGCCGCAGGGCGAAGCAGGTCACGAACTCCGGCGGCCACAAGGTCACCGTGTCAAGCAGGTACGTGTAACGCGCTACGGCATCCTCGACGTTACACCAAATCAAAAGGTTCTCCTGTGAATTATCCAGCCCGATCTCGTACTCGATCTTCTCGAACAGCGTGCCTGACGTATCGATCAGTTCCCGGATCATCACGCAGTCATCGGGGTACTCATACGCATAGTCCCATACGTCGGATTCTTCCGTCGTGTCCTCCGTCAGGTCAACTTCGAGGGACGCGAACCGCCAGTCCGCCGCGCGCAGGACTTCCCGCAACGAGATGGGCCAATAGAGATTTATCAAATCCGCTTCGGTCGAGGAATCGGTATCGAGGTCGGTCAGGCTCATTCCCGCGAGATGTCGAAGCGCGATATTGGCAATATTGGTGGTCGTGAGGCTCGAATATCCCGAACTACTCATCAAAGTCCCTCCTTATAAAGAGAGAAACAAGGGGGCGCGAAGGCCCCCTTGTGTGGCTAGGAAACGTCAACGTCGCTCAGACGTTTCGCGAGGGCCGCACCAAATCTGTTTGCTCGTCCTACAGCCATTTACTCCCCTCCTTTCAAGAGGGCGAAAATATCGTGCTTCGTCATCGCTTCCGTCACGTCAAATCCCCGTGCATTGGCAAGCGCCACCAGCTCGTCGCGCCGCATCCGCATGTTCGGCTCCAGTGCGCCTTGAGATTCGTCGGAATAGAGCGGCTCGGGCTTTCTGGGTGCCTGAACAGCAGGCTCAACAGGCTCGAAGTGGTGGGGCGGAACCACGTCGTCCTCAAACTCGTAGACGTGGCCCGCCCGTCGCCTATGCTGGCCGGGAAACTGGCAGTTACGGATACACCGCCATTTCCGCATCACCCATCACACACCTAGGCGGTGACGTTCGCACTCTGGGCGTCGAGGCTGATATACGCGTCAAACACGCCGGCGGAAGCCGCCTCGACCCCGATGGTGTATTCCAGGTTCAGGTACCGGAGTCCGGAAGGCACGCTGATGGGAACCTGGATCACGTCATCCCCGTCGCCGATGTCGCTTCCAACGGTCACCTGAACGGGCGCGCTCCAGATGTTGACTGCCCCTGCGCTGAATGTGCCGTCCGCATCTGCCTCAAGGTCGAAGTCGATCGTGGCGGTGTCGTTCACGGAGTCGAAGGCCGTCGTGAACACGATGTTCAGGTAGACCACCCGCCCGGCGAGCCTGCCCGCCGCCTGAAGATCGACGTAATTGGTGCAGTCGTGGGCGGCGGCGGTCCCGTTCGTGCCGCTCGAAAGGTCGAGGGCGTCCGCAAATTCCAGGTCGCTATCTACAAATGCCATGCACTGTCATCTCCTTTCAGTCATTCAATACGGCCTAGGAAATGGCCGTCTCGGAGTCGGTGATCGCGTCACACTGCTTAACGGGGATCCCGCGGAAGAACGTGGTGGGGCGCCCGGCGTAGTCGTTCATGGTCAGGTACACGTTGTGCTTGTCCTGCACCATGATGTCGAGCCAGGTCTTGACCGTCCGGTTCACGTAGAACACGGGGCGGCACGCGGCCATGTTCGGCAACAGATTCTGCATCCGGATCATGTACTGGATCAGGTTGATCGAGGAGTCGGAGGTCGCGCCGTAGGTCGCCAGGTCGGATGCGTCGATGTTCGCAAGCCGGATCAGGTAGCGGGTGTCCTCGACGGCGAGCCCGGATTCCCAGACATAGTGCGTCCGGTACCCCTCGTAATACCCGTTCGTGGCGTCGCCGATAGTGACCTGCCCCTTGTCCTCCATGTTGAGTCCGGCCTTGGACGCGCGAGGGAAGATCCCGTACACGGGGCCCCAGCCGACGAGGTAAATAGAGGTGTTGTCGGAGCCAGACCCGCCCCCGTCAAGGACGTATGTCCCGACGGTGTCAAGCCTCGGGGAGAGGCCGTTGAATTCCTCGGGCGCGGACGAGGCGTCGCCGTAAAACAGGGTGTCCGCGAACTCCTGGGACATGCCCTCGATGTGCGCCTTGTCCTGTCCGGCCCGGAACGACGCGGTATTGCCATTCAGGTCGGCGATCTTCTTGTCAACCGAGCAATAGGCTTCGAGCATCCCGCAGGTCTCGTCAACCTGCAGCGTGGTCGCCTTCGTGTCGGTGACACCTTCGTTCAACTTCCTCCAGGTCGGGGTAGGCACGGTCGCGCGCCGGATGATACGGTGCCCGGTCGGGAGGTTACCCTCCTTCCAGGGAATGTCCTCGATGATGGGGTTCGATTCGTTGAGAATTTCAGCGACGGGCCCGATGTTCCCCGAGGGGTCGAGCATCTTTGCCACATCGACAAGGTTCAGCTTGTTTCCAACTTCTGCCATTTGGTTTCACGCTCCTTTTCTGCATCAAAAAAGCCGCCCTCATCGTCAGGGGCGGCCTTGTCTTGTTTTGTTCCTTCTTCCCGCGTGTTATTGGTTCTTCGCGTACCGTCTCGCCAGTTTCTGTTCGGCGGTCAGGTTCGCCTCGTCGTCCGTCCGCTTGGTGCCCTGACCATCAACCCAGGTGTCGTCACCCATACGCTTACCCAGCTTCCACATGTCGCGGATGACTTCCGGGTGCGATGTGAAGCCGACGGAATCAAGCAAGGCGATGGTCTTCTCGGAAAACACTTCGGACATGGCCTTGTTCGCCATGCCAAGGTTCTCCTGCAGCGCCTTGCCGCCGTATTCGGCGTCCTTTTTCGCGTCGGCCTTCCATTTCTCGACCTGGTCGGCGTAGGCTTTCATCTCGTTCTTGCGAAGATCGACGTAGGCATCAACATACTTCTGTGCCTGCTCGTTGGTCAGCTTGTTCTCCTTGAACAGGGGAGTGAAGGCCTCAAGCGCGGCCTCGTCCATCTCGATCCCGTCAGGGAGCTTGATGTCGTAGGATTCCGGGACTTTGGATTCCTCGTCGTCGTCCTTGTCCTTATCCTCATCGTTTTCGTCGTCCTTCTTCTCGTCGTCGGGCTCCTTGTCCTGTTCGTCCTTGTCGTCGTCCTGTTCGACGGAAAGATGGTCTTCGAGTTGTTCGGCCTGCTTCTCTTCCTGCTGCTGTTGTTCCTGTTCTCCTGTTCCCTTGTCCTCGTTCGGGGATACGGTGTCATCCGTTCCCGTCAGAAGGTTCTCGGTGTCAGGCATTCGTACCCGCTCCTTTCGTGTAATCATGACCCTCTTATGAGGGTTGACTGCAAAGCTGCAAAAAGATTTTAAGCCACCAGCCCCGCCCCCGCTCAATTAGCGGCTTACGCCCTAACTCACGCCTCAATCATATCTGACCCTGACAATCGTCCTTACATCACCACAGCGTTATTGCATCCGGGATTTTTAACCACGGATAATACATGTACCATTTGCCCTTTTCGTCCTGTCTCCACTCCGGGTATTCTTCCTTCATGCTCTCCTTGACCTCTTCCGTCACGATGCCTTCCTTTTCCGCCAGTTCAAGGCCCGCCTCCAGCGGGTCAATACACTCCATTCATCCTCCTGCCACTGACGTACCTCCTAAACACCGGATGCCAGGATGCCTTTCAGGACAAACAACCATATCGCTTGCGCGACAATTCCGACGATGATCGCCTGTTTGCAGATATTCTTTCCTCCGTTACACCAACCAACAACCACCACAAAGGCGGAAATGATTGACGGAAGAAAACAAAAAACTATGTCGATCATTTGAGACCTCCCTGTATAAAGCCTTACTGGATATGCAAAGACTGATTAAACAACGCCGCGACCAATTTCCACCA